AAGCTCTTCTACGTTTTCACCTTTATTTGGTAATTTATCTTTCAAGAAAAAGTGGACAAAATATGCATCTTTAATTTTTTCAGGTTTAACTGCAGTGTAAAGAGCGTTCCATTTATATTCTAAATGCTGTAACTTCATTTTCTCTTCTCTAATCCAAGTGTTAAGAAGAGTCTGGTCGGTCGACCATTTCCAAGGGCCCAAGCCATCAATGAAAGGCTTGAACCTAGGTCTAGAGAGAAATTGTTGAGGTGTTTCTCCGTTTAGATATTTTCCAAACGATTTATTCATAATCATAACACCCATGTTAAAGAACTCACCGCCTCGACCGTTCCATTTCCAATCAACAGTTTTGATATTTGAATATTGCATACGAGAATAGTTTTTAATCTTATTAATATACCAACTTTGAATTGGCATGTCACGTTCTATGACTCCAGCAAAAGCCACATTTGGATCGAGAATATCAAAAACATTAGGACTACCGGGTCTAACCCATACGTCACTATCAATGATCGCAACTTGATCATAAGTTTTGAAATATGTAAACGCATTTTCTTTCTCATAAATTGGTAAGTAGCCACCATACTTTTCGTATGATTCCTTGCTTCTATTCGTGTTAAAGGGATCTGGTTTAATCATTAATATAGGTGTACGCTGACACTCGTAGTCAGCACCAATTTCTTTTGCATATGCTTTAACCGAGGCCGTACAGTGATCGTATAGCCTCGATTTTTTTCCTACATAAACTTGATATATCAATCTTTTCATAACGAAAATCCATTTTATTTTTTAGGCGGTTCAGCTTTTCCTTTAGAGTATGCTTGCGCACCAAAGAAAGCAGCAACTAAGCCTGCAATTGCTACAAAATACGTAGGTGCAATATCACTTACGAGTTGTGCAGCTGTTTCCTGACCTAACAAAGACGTAGCTATAATTGTTATTGGATAAAGAAGCATTCCCCAAAGAGCAAACCATGCCATAGCACGGATCTGGTCTTCTTTTGCGTCTTCATTTTCTTGCATTTTTTTTCTATGCTCAAATTCTGCTATTTCTTTAGCTCTAGCCATTTCTTCATCGGTAATTACACCATCACCATCAGCATCAAGATGAGCAAAAATAGAATCAGGCTGTAATACCTTTGCTTCTTTTTTTACTTTCTTCTCTACACCAAAAGCGTTTTTTTCTGCCATGTTAGTTATCCTTTTAGATATAACTAAGGCATAATTAAAAGGTCACTTCATTTGCTTTTTCTAATATTTCTTCTGCTACTCTTTTCGCTTCATCATAATTTTTTCGCAGACGATTACTCGCGAATCCGTTATTAACGAACCACTCTAAGTTATTTATAGTGCCGTGTTTGCAATCATCGTCAACAAACCGAAATCGCTTAACTAGCTCTTCCCATTGAGATCTTAAAACTAATATTTCAGCCAGTGATGTACTCATAAATGTCTTTCCATTTTGCAAAGGTAGGGAATTTTCCATTGTTCATATTATGATAGTGTTCAACCACAATCGATTCAAGACCAAGACGATCGCCAAGCTCAGCATTTTCCACTTTGTCTTCAATCCACATAAGTCCACTGCCACGATAAGGTTCTAAAACATCGTCTTTATCAGCACCAGTATCTTCAAATATGAACTTTGTAAATGCAGTTTCGCCAAATAACTTTTTAGTGTTTTGAATACGAAGTTTTTGAGCATGTTCATCTTTTGATAAAGATGTAATCATATGAAATGTATAGCCGTGCTTACGGTGTAGAAGGTCTACATAATACATAGCATCGCGAAGAGGAGGTAAGAATCCCATAGCAGCTGATTCATTGAACTGTCGAACTAAACGTAACTTTAATTCTTTAGAGAGGCCATAGCGATCTCCCATGTCATAGTTAGCTTCTCCACCTTCTACAATTTCATATCCTTGGGTTTGCATCCATACATTCATGGCGTATTCCCAATTCATTAGGACTCCATCGCAATCAGTTAAGATGACCTTGTTTAAGTTGTTCAACATTATTTTCTCCTTCATTATATTCTAATTCTACCATAGTATTCGGAGAAAGTAAATAGTTTTTTTTCGTTTTATCAGCACTTTTTATACGAAAATCTTTATGTTGTGATTGACTTTTGTGTCGACCACGTTTCTTATTGCGGGGATCAAATCGGCTATACTTAGCCATTTAAAAAGCTCCTTGTCCAAATTCACGAGTGTTTTCAATTTCAGCGGCAAAATTTTCATAGCCACCAATGTACTTATCATTCCACATAATTTGTGGTACAGTTTTAGCGTCTGCAAATAGACGTCTAAATTCTTGTTTATCTTCATCTGAAAAAATAATTTTATATTCATATGGCAAGTTATGTTGCTCAGCTAAAGCTCTTGCTCTCTTACACCATGGGCATGTTTCTGTTGCAAATATTCTTACCATTTTTACACCTACCTTATCTTTAACATTTCTTTTGTCATTATATAATCTCTTACAAGATCAGAGCGAATAATATCTTCCCAACCAAAATGCACGGTACTAAAAAATCTCATTTGCTCGACAATTGCTAAAAACTTAATTAAACCATTTTTCTCATCTTCATTTTTAAAATCTGTTTGATTATAATCTCCAGAAAATATAATTTTACAGTCTTCACCGACTCGTGTCATAATACTATCTAATTCATGGAAATTACAATTTTGCATTTCATCAACAATAACAATTGCATTATCAAATGTGGATCCACGAATAAATGATGTAGACTCGAATCTAATTTTCTTTTGTGTTACAAGCTTTGGCCAAGCTTGGTCATAACCAAATAAATCATAACAAATTGACTTATACGGTACGGTGTATGCTTGTTTTTTTTCATCCTCACCACCTGGTAAAAAACCTATTTCTCTAGTTGGTACTATAGATCGAATGATAATGAGTTCACGATATATCTCAGGCTTATCGAATAGTTCTTTTAAACCTAAGTACATTGCAATAAAGGTTTTTCCTGTACCAGCTGAACCTGATAAGATTAAGTTATAGCCTTCTTTCCATTTTTCAAAAGCTTCGTCTTGCGCATCGGTAATAGGCTCATGATATTCTAATTCATCAGGAGTTACTTTTAGTGAGTTTGATAATTTCATTTTACTCATACTTTAATTGTATTTCCTCGGCCGGAGCCAGATTTAATTCTTGTTAAGTTTTCTTTCCAACCATCATCTGTCTTTGAAAGAAGACTACCGGTTCCACTTACAATTTTAGGTGCTGATAACACTTGACTAACGTTTGGCATTTCATCAAGTGCAATTTGTAATTCTTCATATGAGCCAAAGAACTCCCAAGTGTCTCCAGTTTTATTATCTTTTAGCGTATACGTTGGCATATTCTTTTCCAGCTGCTCCATGCTTTATCTACATCATATCTATACATGACTTTCCAATATTTTTCCTTTCCTGCTCCAGACCACGATCTGATAATCTTTTTTCCTTTTTCTGATCGCTCTAATCTAAGCCATACACCAGGATTCTCTGGATTACCAATTATAACTTCATCTAATATTTCATATTTTATCTCACCAAACATTATAATCCCTCACCAAATTTTTCATTTGCTTTGGCACTAACATACTTTTGTACTTTAGTTGAATTTTTAACCATGTAGTTATAAACACTTTTTTCTAACTCATGTGCTTCAATCTCCCAAGGTCTTTCATAATATGGCACTTCTAATGTGTTATAATGATCTTTTTCATATGCAACTCTAAAAGGACCGGCTAGATTACGTAATCTTCTTGTGGCAAACTGTTCTACATGGATAAGCTCATGAGCGAGTGTCTCAAGCATTTTAGCAAAGGACTCGATGCCTGAATAATTAAGTCTAATAGTATAGAACTTTGGTGACTTTTCATCGTGATCTTCCACGTCCATATCACCCCATACATTTCTTTCTTTATATAAATCTTTTTGAATATAGATTTCAAAGAAAAGAGTATGTTTCATACGTTTAGAAACAAGAATATCCAAAGCAGAACTAACTGCTTCGGATATTACATCTTTTTGTAAAGGAGATAGTTTATATCCAGTAAAGGTTATCATTCTTTTTCTTCTAGATTTTCTTTTAAAACTTTAATAGTTCTATTTAAATCTACAACTTCATCTTGTAAACGATTAATCTTGTTTTTTAGATCCGTGTTTTGCTGCCAAAGATGTTGATCTATGTTTTGAACTTCAGTCCACACGGTGTAGATAACTGTTCCTAAGAAAGCTAGTACCATCCATGTTACCCAAGTCATTATGCAGCTACCTCGAACCATTCTGGAATATTACGTTTAGTCCATGCCATTTTAAACCGAGATTGTTTTGTTTGATAGAAAGCACGATATGCTTTAACTGGATCGCCAAGAGCA